CTGGAAGCCATAATTCCAAGTAACTTTCGTGGATTTTACTTTGGGGATCTGTTGTATGCAGGAAGATTACAAGAAACTCAGGGCTTTTATGTGTTTCGCCCCAACACAGTAACCTACAAGGTCAAGGTTAAAAGTGAGGTTGGTACCAGGATTGCCAACAGCATAGCAGGCATTGCTGTACACAGTTTTATTCCTGACATCGGTGAACAGGACCAACCACTAAAAGGTTTAGGTGGTTTGCCGGCCGACGGCAATCCTGTTTGGTTTGTGACCGGCGAAATGCCAGTGCCCAAAGTAACCATTAGCAAAGCAGACACTCAACCTGCGCTCAAAACCATTGAAACGTATCAAGACGCTGTGACCAATTTCTTGGACAGTTTAACTGCGCTCAAAGCCAAAGGCATCATTGGGTTGGCCAGCAAGTATATCACCAGTAAAATCACCGCAGGCAATTTTGACAACATGCTGCAAGGGTTTTACACATACCTGGCTGCAAACCTAAGCGGAGCAGCCAGCGCCAAACTGCTTGGTACAGAACAAGAACCTGGATATCTTTACAAAGAAGGAGCACGAGGTCTAGCAGGCATGTTTGCAATATGGGTAGCCTTGTACAATCTCAAACTGTCAGTAAAAAAACAAATAGATGCACAACAAGCCGGTGGCGATGTACAAGCATACACTGGCGACAAGCTGGGTCACGAAGGCTATGTGGTGGGCGGTGGTGCTGACAAGTTCAAATTGATTGATCGACTGGGTTTCAGTAGAGCTAACTTTGCAAAAAATGGCTAGTTTTGAATTCTTAGACGAACTTAAAGAAAGCCGCATGTTTCGCGGACTGCCAGGCCTGCGTGGGCAAAAAGCACACGAACTGGCTCGGGTGCTGTATGTGGCCATGTTGTCCTTGGAGTTCATAAGACAGTTCAATGAACAACGCAGTCAAATGTATGCTTACAGAACCTTACAGTTCAATGATTTTGACAAGATGCGCAACGGATCCACAGATGTGGCAAATTTGGTAACAGTGTTAAGCAATCAAAATGACTATGCAGAGCGCATTGAGGTAGACTTTGATGTGCATGCTCCGTCACTACAGATACATAGCTATATGCAAAGACTGCGCATGGGCATAGCATCGCCTACGCTGGATCGTCAGTTTTTTCTAAATCTAGAACATGCTTTGGACATCAGCGATTCCACACTTACTGGCATACGCAGAGTGGTGATGGACTGGACTCGTAGCAATCGCTTTGAAAAGCGTACAGCAGCGAGTAATCTACGCAGAGAATTACAGCGTCATGCGCTGTTATTGGACATTGTAGATCTGCTACCAAAAGAACTAGATTTATAACAAGATCATAAATATTTGCATGTAGCGCACTGCGCTCATTAAATTAGGAGAAATAAAATGGCCGTATTTAATCGTGTAAATGGCGACTCACAAGCCCTCATAAACGTTGGTGATGACATCACCAAAAATGCAAATTCGCAAATCATCAGTCTTGGTATTGCTACCCCTATCGACGCATATCGTGTTGAAGTACTGGGTAACTTGCAAGCTGAACTAGGTGGTCCTAACGGTTCTGGTGTAGCAAGTGCCGTAGAAACAATTCTGCGCACCATTGCTGCCAATGCAACTATTCTTGCATACCAAGTGGACGCAGGTACAGGCGTAGCTGGCGACCTAGGCGCAGCTCTCAGCGTAGTTGTTGAGCGCAGTGGCTGGACTGGCAATGCTGCAATCCAAACTGCTGTTCGTGCAGCAGGTTCGAGCGGCAACGCTGGTGCACATGGCGCTGTTACAGTGACCAACGCACTGGTATTTGATCGTGGCTTGAAACTATCTCGTCAGTAATCACATTCACCGTGACAAGAAAAGCGCCTCCGGGCGCTTTTTTTGTGACTAAATATTTTTATCATGGCACTCTCTCAGGACAAAACCTATATTGGATACACGCTGGTGGATATCACTGCTACTGGTATTATCAGAGATGATGGCAGCCATGAGCTGGAACGCAATCAACAGCGCAATTGGGAAACTGTGTTGCAGTGCATTGGCATTAGAGCACAGCCTGTGGACATGAGCTGGAGGCAGGATATTGTAAGTTTAGAAAATTACAATTTTGGAGAAATGTTCACTGGACAGCACAAGGTCTGGAGTTTTGCATTCACCGTGGAGCATGCGGGTACATTTGGTGATGATACAGATCCTGTGCACCTGTTGCATACAGATTTTGACGAAGTTCCAGTGATCACTTACTTGACTGAAACAGCACGATTCATGCTGCCGGTATTTTATACCCACGGTGCAATTAAAAACATATATTTTACTTCTGCCGACTTTGGTGTAAATAACTAAAGCATAGATGCTCAGGCATTTGTAGGCAATTTATTAAGGCTCATATCAAGGCTCAACAACAGCATCGTAATTGATTACGGAGCATAAGTAGGTGTCCACAAATATTGAAAAAACCAACCTTGAAGCCCACGTTGAGCTGTGTGCTGAAAGGTATGAAAAGTTGGAAAACAAATTAAACGCTGTTGAGAAGAAGGTAGAACAGCTTGAGACTCATATCATTGATATCAAGCAGACTCTAGCTGGCGCAGGCGATAGACAAAGCAAACAGTTGATAGCCATTGGCACGGCAGTTATCAGTGTGTTGATCACCGGTTTGATCACCATACTGGTAAACTTCGTTAATAAATGAAAATAATTGAGGTCTTACAGGGTTTGTCCATGCCCGTAACAAATGAGGAAGCTGACCTACTTTCTAAATTCTACGACAACAGCAGTGTGTCTAGACAGGATCTCAATGAGCGTGAAATTGTGCTTGCCAATAACCTTGTGGTCAAGGATGTGCTGTACAGGAAAAATCAAAATGGGCAAGTCACCTATTACAAAAAAATCCCAGAACAATCAACATTTATCTAAACAAGCCACAATGACTGCGGCTGCTGAAGTAATAACAGAAGTAGCTGCAAGGATGTTAGATCGTTGGACTCAAAAAGAACTAAAAGTTCTAATAGACAGCCGTGCATTTGTATGTCTGGATGTTGGCAAACATCTGTATCGTGTGGGTAAATTTGTACTCAAGAAACAACACAACGCTTGGATTGTAAAAAATCAGTACGGCGTGACTCTGCACACATTTTCTGTGGCTCCTGCTGCTGTGTTGTTTTGCTTATACGAGAGCCGCAACATGTGTCATAAAGCGCAAGAATTCGTGCGCATGGACGCAGCCTTCACAAAAATGTCGCAGGAAGTGACAGATTACACGCATGGACTAAAGCAGGCTGTGCGTAGTCATAACACTTTCAAACAAGACCTATTTTTAGCTAGGCTAAGTATTAGTCGTCCGAGGTTAGAAAACCTGAAAACTAATATGCAAAAAACAATTTACAGTGCTAAATACTCTAAAGTATGGGAAACTAAAAACCATGAAACTGCAAGAAATCGCAACTAGACCTTCGTCTCTCAAGATTAACAGAATCAACGAAAATCGCTTTGGTTTTCGCATTGATTACAGCAAGCTAAATTTACGCAAAGCTCGTGAGCTCAGCGCCAGCTTAACAGAAAACCTAAACCGTCTAAAGTATAACTTTGGCGTCCACACAGCTGAAAAGAATCCCAAGTATATGGAAATGCTCATGGTGCGCGAAGGACTCAATCGCTGGATTGACGAAAATCGTCCACTTACTGAAAGCGAAATTGCCAAAAGCGGCGCAATTCTGGCTGCCAAGGATATCGTGGACAGCTTCCAGGACATGCTGGAAGACCTCAGCAAGATGCAGAACGAACAACTACCTGCACTGCTGGACACTATCCGTGATCAGATTGGTCAACCACAAGCTGATACTTTCAAAGGCACAGTAACACCTATCCTGCAGGAGTTGTTAACAGCACTGCAAGGTGCTCGCGAAACATCTGACGGTGCTGCTAGAACACTAGCCGGTGAACAGGTTGCTGCTCCAATGGGCATGCCAGGTGGCGACATGGGAACTCCAGGTATGCCTGGCATGGAAGCTCCTCCTGCACCAGATATGGCCAGCGATGTT